TTTTGGTTTTTTATATCCACCTCTTTTATCTGTGAAATTAGGCGGTTTATATAGAGGATTTAAGGGTTTCTTAAGAGAAGTAAGTATTCGTACAAGTGAAGAGATGTTAGATTTAGGAAATGAAATGTTTCCTATGATCATACGCGGAAATTTGAGATTTATAAATGTTTTTATGTATTCATGGAGCGATGAACATAATACTATAGCGAAAAGTTTTGTATTATCCAACAACCCTCAAATATTATTTGGAATGGATTATAAAGATGAAGATTTAATAACAACTGTTACAGCTGGTGAGAATTTACCAAAAGATATTCCATCTACGATAAATAATTTAGGAATATCTTCAGTAAATACTAAAGATCCAGGTATGACAGCTATACAAAAAGCTATAGAGCGTTATAATAATTTTAATTATAATGATATAAATTATGATAGTTTGTATAATGCTTATAAAAATATGCAGAATTTTGATGTTAACAGAAATTTCGAAGATATAAATTTTAGTAATGATATTATTAGAGATTTAGATATAAGATACGCAGATATTATTAACAATATAGTAGATGACCAATTTAATTTTTTAGGTATAGATAATGATAATAAATCATTAAAATTATCAACAGAAATTCAGAGCATTATAGGCAGCGTACAAACTGTATCTAATTACGCTAATCTATTAATTAATATTAAAGAGAAAGATTTGTTTAGCTCATTATCTAGCTTATCAAAAATAGTTGGATCATCTGGTACTCCATTATCTAATAATGTTAGAATTGCAATAGATTTATACTGGCCTATTATCAGCATATTGTCTACGTTTGATTCTGGTATTAGCTTATACAATGCGGCAAATCTTTATAATAATATATTAAAATTATTAGAGATCTTGGAAGATTATAATTCAATAACTAAAGATAAACTTAATGATTCAGTTTACGTTGATAATTTGTACATAGAAAAAAGCTCGAATGTTATTAATAAAATAAATAATAGCTTAAATAATATTAATACTTCAAATGTTGATATGACACCTGTAATAGTGCTAGAACAATCTAATTTAATGCTATTAGAAACAGAGTTGTTGAAAAATATGAGTATTTTGAAAACAATTAATCAACTAATATATGAAAGAGCTTATGATCTTAAAACTAGAAATATACTGTCAAATGCTGAAGTTAATAAGTACAAACATCTTGAAGAAGCTTCCAAAAATATAAATATTATACATTCTAGTAATATAAATGAAGTATTATATAATGAGTTAAATACATTTAAAGAGGTATTAAAATCATGAATGATGGTTATAACCAAAGGCTAGAGTTTGCTGATCTAAATTACGGCGAAAAAATAAATCCAACTCAAAATGATAGCAAACATCATATGGCAGTTAACTCTGATTTATATAAATTCAAAAATGTTGGAGTTTTACCGTTATTTTTAAGGAATTTCGTCGATGCTATTCCTGATTATATAGAAGGAGAAGAGCTTTATAGAGTAAAAGAAAACGATGTAAATAGATTGGATCTTATATCTTGGAAGTATTATAAGACACCAGAATTATTTTGGGTGATTATGGCGGTCAATAATATTGTAGATCCATTTAATATTGAAGAAGGAAAGGTATTGAGGATGATTCCAAAAGATTATATCGAATATAATTTAATTCGATATTATAAATAAGTGATGATATAAATGCGTAATATTACACAATATTTTGATTATTTTATAACTCGCGCTAACTTGTCTTGGTATAATAAAAACCCAGTTGTTGTCAAAAGCTTATCTTATCATTTATCGCAATATACTCCTTCGGTATACGCTGAAATTATGATTATAATTAATGATGATTATTTTGAAGACTTTAAATCTATAGAAACATTACCGATTAAGGATAGAATTATCGATGTATGGTTTGAAGATGAACTATATAATTTAAAATACAATAAAAAATATTTCTCGGGACCTTTTAGATTTTGTGTAGTTAACTATGAGGTCATAAGGAATTTTAACGTTACAGAAATGGATATAGAATATACGGATATTAATACTGGTAAACTGATACTACTGAGATGTGTGGACCCGGTATTTTATACTATGCAGCTAAATGAAAAATATGAATCATTTGGAAAAATTACTATATCAGAGATAGTGCGTAAGTTAGTAACAAGAAACGGCGGCAAGATTAAAAAAATAGAACCAACCGATTTTGCTTATAATTGGCTCCAAGCTCAAATGACAGATTATGAAATGATCAGATCACTATTACCATATGCTAGATCGCAAAAAGGTGATATATTATACAATTTTTTTATGTTTAATAGAGAAGCTTATTTTGCGCCACTTACTCAAAGTATAAAATCTCCATATTCTGTTAAACTTGACATGATTAAAAATTCTAAGGAAATATCGTATAACACCAATTTTAAAAGCTTGATCGAAAAATATGGTGGCAAAGATTCACTATTTCATTTTAATCGAGGATATACTAATTTTAAAGGAGTTAATCCGAATTCTTTATCTAAAGAAAGTTATTCGAGTTCTATAAGCTCAAAGAAACATCAACATAAAGGAATAGCATCTCAGTATATAAATGGTAGTTTAGATGAAGAGGAGCTACAGAAAATATATATATCAAATCTGCGCCATCGAGTATATACTTTTGGTAAATTAGTTTATACTTTATCTGAAGTTATTCCAGAATTAACGCCATTAAATTGTCTTGAAATCATAAGCCAAGAAAACGGTAAGACTAAAGATTTGGACGGATTATATTATATAGCATCTATAACATACAATTTTGGGATGACTAACGTACATCCATTTCAGCCATATGTGCAGATGGTATTGTGCTCAGAACTTGATTCTAAAGGCATTGAGAGCCCAGAGGGGGGACCAATAATATAATGGCTTCTAAATTCAGCGGTATATATGTCGGTTTGGTTGTAGATAATAACGATCCTAAAAAACTTGGTAGATTAAAGATATCTATACCTAATGTGTATGGTAATATAAAAAATGAAGATCTTCCTTGGGCTGAGCCTTGTTTTCCATATGGACATACAGATAAAGGGATATTTTTTATACCGGAGAAAAACTCTTTAGTCTCAGTAATGTTTATAAATGGCAGTCCTTATAAACCGATATGGTTGGGTGCTATATTCAGAGAAAATGAGAATGTTGTACCTTCTGAAGCTAAAGATATATATCCGCAAAGGAAGATAATAAAAACAAATACTGGTTATTTAATGTTCGATGATGACGCTCAATATATTGAATTAAAACATCGCAACGGCTCAACTATTACATTATCTGATGATGGAGATATCACAATTCATGCCGCCAACGATGTAGTTATTTTATCTGATCGCTATATCAAGATGAATCCTTCTGGAAAAGAGAGTGTTATTCCATTAAAATATATTAAAACTCAGGCTGAATTAGATCTTATGTCTCCAGAAGAAGTCAATGAATATAAAAAAGAAATAGAAGAATATAACATAAAAGTTAATACTAATTGTGGTAATCAATCTGATCCTATATATCAAAGAAGCTCAACTGGTGGACCAAGTTTAGGAAACGAATGTAAATCTCAAGCAGCTTCTCCGATGAGACAATGGGGTGCTACGCAGAGAAATGCCAGTAGTGCTATGAAAAATTACTATAAACAAAATATACGTACATTAAGTAGGCATCGAAAAGGTAATATAGATTACAGATTTAATGCTGAATTTGCTTCCAGAATAGAAGCAGCTTTGGACTATATGCAGCAAAACGAGCCAGATTTATACGAAAAGTTTATGTTTACTGATGGATTCAGAGAAGGAAATAAATACGGAGCTTCTGATTCAATGCATAAATATGGCGCAGCTTTTGATTTTAATTATAGTGCTTATGATTGTAATGAAAGAGAAAAGGTTTATTATATATTTGCTAAATATGGTATAGCTTGTCCTTTAAATACATGGAATGGACAAGATGAAGGGATGCATATGGAACCAGCAGCTACATTTTATGAAGGTGAATATGTAGCTATATATAAAGAAGAAGAAACTGACACTGAGAAAGAGG